GGCGTGGACGTGTACCGCATCACGTCCTGGCAGCCCTACGAAGTCAGCATGGTCAGCGTTGCTGCCGATGACGACGTAGGCGTGGGCCGCAGCGCGGGAAACCCACCACAAGATGACGCCGGGAGCCCGGCGGATACTTCGTCAAAACCAGCAGTACCAGTTACCGTTAAGGACCATCGACACATGACCCCTGAAGAAATCGCAGCAAAGGAAGCGGCTGACCGCACTGCTGGCCAGAATGCGGAGCGCGAGCGCGTCCGCAAGATCACCGAAATCGGCGAGAAGTTCGGCCATTCCGATTTGGCGCGTTCGGCGCTGACCGCCGGCAAGAGCGTGGACGAGTTCCGCGAAATGCTGCTGGAAGCACAGAACCAGCGTGAGCAGAAGCCGCTGAACGAGCAATCGCGCCAGGCTGAAATCGGCCTGACCGACAAGGAAGCGCGCCAGTTCTCGCTGATGAACGTCGTTCGCGCCCTGACCGAGCCGACCGACAAGCGCGCCCAGGAAGCCGCCGCATTCGAATTCGAAGCGTCTCGCGCTGCCGCCGAAAAGGCTGGCCGCACCACGGAGCGCTTCATGATCCCGGCGGACGTTCTGACCCGCGCCATGAACAGCACGTCCGGCGGCGCGACGAACGCCGACACCGGCGGCTACAGCATCCAGAATGTGCTGCAAACGTCGTCGTTCATCGACATCCTGCGCAACAAGGGTCTGATGCTGAATCTGTGCCGCACCCTGGGCGGCCTGAAGGGCACCATCGATATTCCGAAGCAGACCGCAGCCGCGCAAGCGTACTGGATCGGCGAGGATGACGACGCTGGCGAAACCGGAATCGGCCTGGGTCAGATCACCATGTCGCCGAAGACGCTGGCCGCCTTCAGCGAAGTGACCCGCAAGCTGGTGAACCAGTCGAGCATGGATATCGAAGCCATGCTGCGTTACGACCTGGCTGTCCAGCTGGGCCTGGCAATCGACAAGGCCGTTCTGTATGGCATCGGCAGCGATCACCAGCCGCTGGGCATCACGAACCAGACCGGAATCCACGCCGTTCCGTTCGCCGCCGCTGGCGCTCCGACGTTCCCCGAACTGGTTTCGATGGAAACCAAGATCGCGCTGGACAACGCCGACGTGGACAGCATGCAGTACGTCGCCAACGCCGGCTTCCGTGGCTATGCGAAGACGGCGCTGAAGTTCCCGACCTCGTCCAGCGCCGAAACCATCTGGGAGCCGGGCGGCACCGTGAACGGCTACGGCTGCGGCATCACCAACCAGGTGAACACCGGCGATGTCCTGTTCGGCAATTTCGCTGACGCGCTGATCGGCATGTGGGGCGGTCTGGAAATGATGGTCGATCCGTACAGCGGCTCGAAGAAGGGCCGCGTGCGCATCGTCGTGTTCCAGGACGTGGACGTCGCTATCCGTCGCACCCAGTCGTTCTGCCTGGGCCGTAACGGCGTGACCGCGAACTAATCCGGCAGAGGGGCGGCTAGTCCGCCCCTCATCCCAAAGGAACAACCATGCAAGACACAGTTTATTTGGTCGTGCTGTCGGCGTTCATGCTGGCGGGCGAAATCGCCATGCCCGGCGAAGTGGTCGAAGTCACCAATTCGGAAGCGCGCGACCTGCTGGGCCGCAACCTGGCGCGCGTGGCGACCGAGGAAGACCAGCCCGACGTTGAGCCGGACGCGACCGATGAAGCCGAGCCGACCGGCAAGGCCAAGAAATAATTTCATTCCAAGGACATACCCATGCCCACCGTAAAAGCACTCGCCGTAAAGCCGGTCCTGGTTTCGCAGCCGCTGACCGCCAGCCTGAACGGCCCGGCGTTCGACCTGCTGCCATATGAAGACAAGGCCATCATTGCCCTGAACGCCAAGGCCATGACCGGCACCAGCCCGACCCTGGATGTGAAAATCCAGCACAGCGCCGATGGTTCGACCAACTGGGCTGACGTGGTGATTTCACCGCAAGCCGTCAACCTGGCGTTCTCGCAGGTAACGACCGCTGATTTGACCCAGCAGATCGAGTTCAACACCAGCGACCTGAAGCGCTACATCCGCGCCGTGGCCACCGTTGGCGGCACGAACCCGGTCGGTAACGCCGGCGTCACCATCGTGGCGCAGAAGCAGTCCGTCTAAGCCATGAACCCGGCCTGGGACGACCTGGACGACTTCCTGCAGCTGGACGACTTCGCCGTCCCTGCTGTCGTCCAGTTCCAGGCCGGCGGTACGCGCGACATCAAGGGCGTGTTTGACGACCCGTCCCTGACTGCCAAGCTGGGCGGCTACGACCGCGACGACAACCAGGTGACGCTGACCGTGAAGGTCAGCGATGCCGCAGGCGTCCGTCGCGGCGATGCCGTCACCGTGGCCGGTGCGACATACGACGTGCTGACCACGCCAAAGGCCGACGGCACCGGAATGGCCGCCATCATCCTGGCGGCGCAATGATCGAACTGGAGATTGATGGCCACCAGCTGGACCAGTTGGTCGTAGACTTGGCTGCCACAGAAGCCCAGGCGCGCCTAGCCCTGCGCAGCACGCTGAACAAGATGGCCACATGGCTGCGCGTGCGGTCGGTAAAAGGGCTGTCCAAGGAACTGAAAATCCAGCAGGCCGTGATCCGCCGTCGCCTGAAATCCGTCAAGTTCAAGCAGACGCCAGACGGCGGCGTGGCCAAGGTCTGGTATGGACTGAACCCCGTCGATCTGATCTGGCTGAAACCGAAGCAAACAGGGTCCGGCGTGTCGGCCCAGGGCGGCCGTGTCGTCAAGGGCGGTTTCATCGCCGAGCACCAGGTTTTCAAGCGCGTGGGCACGGCCCGGCTGCCGATCCAGAAGCAGAGCGACGCAATCGAAAAGCCGGCCGAAAAAACCATCGCCCGCGACGGCATCATGAGTGCCGAATTCGAGAGGCAATTCTGGAAAACGTTTGAACACGAACTGAAATGGCGGACACGATAACCGAATGCGATCTGGACGCGCTGCACGCGGCCATGGAGAACGCCATCGGGACGGCATTCCCGGCACTGAAGCGCGTCAGCTTCGATGAAATCGACCGCAACGACGTGCCGGTCCCGTGCTGTTTTCTGGACTGCGCTGACATGGATTCCGACCCCGACGCATTCGATCCTGGCACCGAGCAGCAGGCCATGACGGCGCGCTATGAGGCGCGATTTGTCGTCGGCATGCGCACGCCTAGGGCCAAGCAGGAAGCCCGCAAACTGGCGACGGCGTTCGCCGCGTTCCTGCGCAAGCAGCTGCGCTGGCCGCCGGCCAAGTCTGGCCCCGCCAAGGTCATCGGCTGCTACCGTGACGACTTCCACCCGGTCCTGGACCAGTACGAGGTCTGGCGCGTCGAGTGGACCCACGTTCTGCACTTCGGCCAGTCCGTGTGGGCCGACGACGGCTCGCCTGTGCCGACGACCGTTTTCCTGGGCATGGTCCCGGACATCGGGGCGCAGCACGTCGATGACTACGACCAGGTGCATCCATGATCGGCGAACTGGATCGCCGCCTGGCGAACATCGTCCGCGTTGGCACCATCGCCGAACTGGACGAGGCCAACGCGCGCGCGAAGGTGGATCTGGGAGACATCACCACAGACTGGCTGCCGTGGGGAACCACGCGCGCCGGCGGCGACCGAAGCTGGTCGGCGCATGAGGTCGGCGAACAGGTTATAGTGCTGGCCCCGTCCGGCGAACTGGCGGCGGCGGCCATCATGGGCGCGATCCCGCAGGACGCGCACCCTGCGCCGGCGAGCAGCAAGGACCACACCCGCTATCAGTGGGGCGACGGGGCGTTCCAGGATTACGACCGCGCCGGCCATCACTACGTCCTGGACATCCCGTCAGCAGGCGATCTGACGCTGCACGTTGGCGCGGCAACGCTGGTACTGAAGAACAGCGACATCACCGCGCACATCGGCAGCACGACCCTGAAGCTGGAAGCGGGCCAGTCCACGCTGACGACGCAACAACTGACCGTGGACGCGCCGCAGTCGCTGTTCACGGGCGCTGTCACAGTTCAGGGCGTTCTGACGGGTCAGGGCGGCATGGCGATGTCAGGCGGAACGGGCGACACGGCAACCATCAGCGGGTCGTTTAAGGTCACGGGCAGCACGAACCTGGCAGGCGTAACGTCGAACGGGCACGACATCGGCAGCACGCACAAGCACACTGGCGTGCAGACTGGCGGCGGGATC